TTAAACATCACTTGATTTAGTTTATCTAGTTCTTCTGTTTTTATCATACCTATCATAGTATCAGCAGTAGCGGGAAGTCCAAAACTTTCTGAAGTATCTGCCATATCTGGATCAGAACTACTATAACCACTACGAGTAAGTTGTGTTGCAGTCCATAAAGGGAAATTGTGCTCCACAGCCAATCCACGAAGTTCCTCGGCAATTGACTTAACAATAGTATAAGAACTTGCAGAATAATTTTTACTATAACGACTTGATGCACAAATATTCAAGTAATCTACAAATACTACATCAGGAACAAAAGATTGTTTTAATGAAAGCTCACTCAATAAAGTTCTAAAGTGCCCGGAATGTGCCGAAGAAGTGGGATATTCTTTAATAATCAATCTTCCCATTGTTTTTTTCATCAAAGATTGTATCTTACTTTCGAACATCATTTTTGGAAGATTTGATATATCTCCAATATTAACATTCAATAAATTAGCATCTATTCTTTGGGCGATTTTTTCTTCTGACATTTCAAGAGTAATATAAAGAACATTCTTACCTAATGCTAAAAATGAAGAAGCAAAGTGAGTTAAAGTTAAACTTTTACCTACATTAGGACCAGCAAGAATTACATTAAGTGTCTTCTTGGAAGTTCCACCACCAGTAATCTTATTGAAGTACTCTAAATCAAATGGTAACTTTTCTTCCTTTCTATTATAATAATCAAATCTTTTCTCAAAATCATTTAGATAGTCGTGTCCGATGTTATTATCAAATCCAACTGCTAGTGCTTCTTGAAGAATACTAGGAATTGCATCTCTACCCTTCTTTTCATCTTGCCCATCAGCAATCTTAATGCTTTCCATCAAAGCAAGATAAATTGCCCTATCTCTACACCACTTTTCAGTAGTATCTGATATCCAATTCAAATCTGCGTGTCCATCATCAAGTTTTGAAACATATTCACAAATAGTTTTGTAAGTATCTTCTGTAATATCTGTTCTTTTTTCAGTTTCAATCAGAAGAACTTCCTTTGTTGCAAGTTCTTCATAAGCAACAATAAACTTACATATCTCTTCAAAAACTACTTTCTCGTGAAGGTTCTCAAAATATTCTGGTTTAATAAAGGGTAATACTTTTCTACAATATTCATTATTGAAGAGAAGATTACGAAGAATAGTAGTCTCAATTTTTTCCATTACTTATAGTGTAGATATGTATGCAAAAGATATTTTGGAGAACTAATTGGTATTAGTCCAGCGTGTGGAAACATCCAAAGGGGAGGAAATACAAGAAGATTTCCTTTCTTTGGTTTAATCATCATATCAACAAATCGTGTTTCACCTCCCTCATCCACATCATTAAGATACCACAAAAAAGCCAAATATCTTCTTGCATTTGAATAATCAGTAACATCAACGTGGGTATCAAATTCATCATTTCCGTCATTACTATAACGTTTAATACGATATTGTTCGAATGCGTGTTGCTCTGGAAATACTCTCGCATCAACCATTCCGTAATATTCATTACGATAATGAAATGTTTTTTGGATAAGATGATTATGAACTTCTTCTACTTCTCCATTAATATTACAATTTTCTGTAAGATTAAATTGAGTAAAGTTTGGTTTTCTATCATTATCCACACGTTCTTGTTTATCTGGGACTTGTTCGAATAAATTAATTAAAAAATCACATACATTCTCTTCAAGTGCATTATCATAAACTTGAATTAATTTATTAAGATTTACCATAAGAATACTCAATTCGTGCGGTTTCGTCAAGTGCTTGCATTACTTCTGGTGTGAAGTATTTCTCTGGATTTTTTAGTATCTCCTTTGCATAAAGTTTCTTACCATCAATCTCATAACGTCCAGCAGAGTTTTTCCAAAGTCCACCAAGTTCTCCCAGTTCAAGCAATCCATAATACGTATCAAGTCCTCGTTCATCATAAAAAAGACGAATTTGTACTTCTTGATTTTCCTTACTCAATCTTGATTTGTGGGTTTTTGCTCTGATGATATTTCCAATAACCTCAGTTCCATCTTTTTCTTTTGATTTGGATAAGTATACGATTGTAGATGATGCATATTGCAGTCCAGACCCACCTGACATTTGCTTTCCACCATAAAGACTCATACTTTCATAGGTGTGATTGGTGACTATCATAGGAATATTTGCCTGACCCAACTTAAGAGTCAACATTCTAAAAGCACCCTTAATCAGTTGTGCCTTGGTCATATCACGAGTATCTTTCTCGGCAAGTGTATCTGTGATTTCTTTATTAGTAGAGAGCATACCCAAAGAGTCAAGTACAAACATACAAGGTCGTCTTTCATCTTTCGATTTTTTTAAATATAAATCAACTGCTTTCAGAGTCTTATTACGGAAATCTTCAATCGTGACTACATTGACAACCACCAGGCGAGTTGTGTCAATTCCCCTACCTTCCAAAAGGGATTTTGTGATTGCTGCTTCAGTATCAAAATACAAACAGTATCCAGTAGGATTATTATCAAGGAAATTCTTAACGACGGCAAGACTGAAGAAAGTTTTTCCAGTAGAAGTTTCCCCTGCAATTGCAGTAATCTTGTTCCCAGAAACACCACCAAAGATGCTACCAGATACAAGAGCGTTAAAAATGTAGCTGCCAGTATCCACATACGTTTCAGTTTCGTCAATTTCGGATGCCAGTTGTGTGTATTCTCCACCAATTTCTTTTACAATTTCTTTTAAGAAATCCATTAATCAATCCTCCTTTTCTGCATTTTTATTTAAATAATTCATCCTATAACCCCATAGTTTTTGATACAACGAAGTATCTCCACCCAATCTTAAAGCACTAATAATAGTCTCAAGTTCTTTATCACTAATTGGCAATTCCATTAAGAAAAAAATGAATCAAGGGTCGTAGTTTTTTCAACATTCCATCCAATTGAATCCAAAATTGCTTTTAGTGGATCCAAAAATGCTTTATTGAATTGTAGTCCATAATCAATATATTTACACAATCCCAACTCCTTAGGAAACTCTTGAACATAAGAGATTACATTTTCGTGAATTGGATTTGGAAGTTTAAGATAACAAAATTTAATCTTCTCTCCATTCTGAATAGTAGCATATTTTTTATCTAATTTTTTTTCTTTAATCATACGATTATAAATTAAAGATCCACGAACAGCAATTGGAGTTCCCTTTATATAAACTCCAGAGTTAGAATGGTACTTCTTAACATCAGAAACCATACGAGGAAATGAGATCTCTTCTGGAGGTAAGTTATCGAAACTAATACGACATTTATCTATAAAATCTATCACATCATCTTCAGTTTTAGTCATAATCAATCTCATCGCATCCTTAATCATTTGACGACAAGGAGCAGGAGTTGAAGATTTTACTGCTTCAATTCCCATAATCTTAAGCTTTGGTTCATCATAACGAACACCTTCACTATCCCAAACATTTAGAATATAACGCTTCTTAGCAGTCCAGATACCACGATCAGCAATATTCTCACGCTTCATTTGCATCTTCTGGGCATAAGCATTCACATAATCTGCCAGTTCTTGATAAGAACCTTCAATATACTTCTCAAGTTCTGATTTGCAAACTTTATCTAAAAAGTTAACTATATCTTCATTTTTTCTTTCTTTATTTTTATAAATTTTTTCTACCAATGGACTCATATTCAAATATACAGAATCAGTGTCGGATGCAATAGCATAGTCTACTTCATCTGTTTTAAGTATATTATTGAAATACTTATTCAATTTATTTTCAATCCAACGAATTGCAACTTGCCCTGATGTTGTGATTGCTTCGGCATTTGCTAACTTATAATAACGAAAATATTCATTTCCAATGGCACCGTACAAACTATTAAGTTGCACCTTTCTCGCCATTTGATTATTTTTACATTTCGAAATCTCCTTCTTAGTATTTTCCCGAAACAATGCAAGTTCTTTATCTGACATTTTTTCCAAATTCATCAAAAATCTCCTCAATAATATTTTTATTTTTCTTAATTTGCTTATCGGTAATTCTTATTATATCATAACCAAGTTCTTTACATCTTTCAATTTGCTGCAAATCTTTTACTTTTTGATTGGGTAAATTGTGAAAATATACTCCATCCATCTCAACTAATAAATTATATTTTGGGATATAAAAATCATATTGATGCCCATACTTTTCTATGGGATATTGTCTCTTATAATCGATATTGAGTTTTTCACATTCATCAATAAAAAATTTTTCTCCTCCTCATTTCATTTTCAATTTCTTCTAGATTTCTTTCTTCACTCAACATTTTCTTCTTGTAGATCTGCCTATCGTTAAAGATTTTTTCTACGAGTTGTGGAAATATTCCTTTTTTAGTCGTATCATACATACAACCATTTGCAGAAACACATTTACCTTCAATATTTTCTATGACAACTTCTTTATTGAGTAATTTATCGACAGTTATTCCTGGATATTTTTCATCTAAGAGAGTTTCGGGAGAAATATTATATTGCATAATAAGAGAAGGATATAGAGATGTTAAATCTAACGATACCACCCAATCATACTTGCCAGGAATTGGTTCTTTTACATAAGCACCAGCAAACTTATCACTTTTTGTAGAGCGATCTTTTTGTGGTATTACAATGTTTCTTTTTTTTAAATAATTGTAAATAATTGCATCCCAAGTTCTTACTTGATAAAAAATATCCTGATAATTAACTTTAGCATCATAAGCCATCGTAAAACAAAGTTCAATCAACTTCATCTTATCTTCAAGCCTATCAACCAATTCTACGTCTTTGATATTGTAATCAATAAACTTTTGCCAGTCTTTAGTATAAAAATCCTTAAATGTCTCAAATTCAGAGTGATCTAGTTTCTTTTGTCCAAGTTCCACTTCGGCAATATAATCTAGACGATAACTTTCCCTATTTGTATAAGTAAATTTCTTATACAAATCCAAGTAATCAATAACAGAAACACCAGCAATTTCATACGATATCTGGTCTCTTCCCTTAATTATCATATCCTTTCTGCGGATATTCTTCCAAGGAGAAAGACGACGAGCGTGTTTTTCTCCAAGTATCCTATCAATCCTTCCTGCAATATAAGGAATATCATATAGTTCGCAATTCCATCCAGTTACTACATCTGGAGTTTGGTCTTCCCAAAATGCAAGAAATCTATGAATTAAATCAACCTCATCTTTACATTCTACATATTCAACATCTTTACGAGTATTATTATATGGACGAGAACCAAAAGTAATAATTTGTTTAGTTGCATAATTTTGTAAAGTAATCGCAAGAAGTTCTTCGGCACAATCGAAAACATTTGGAAATCCACCTTCCGAAGCAACCTCAATATCAATTGTCACTAAACGAATTTTCTTAATATCAAACTTTATTTCATCTTCTGGATAATTCTCCGAAATATATTGTGCTTTATAGTTATCATTCCCATAAATTGGAAACCCCTCTACCATCGCATATTTCGCAAAAAAATCTTTACATTCAGAAATTTTTCCTGGTTTGATTGGTTCTACATTCATTCCATCTAAAGTTTTATACTTGCTGTCCTTTTTAGAAAGTACAAAAAGAGTAGGATGATACTCTTCTTCCATTGAAAAATACTGACCGTCATCATATCCACGGACATACATTTTATTAAATTTTTCATACACAGACGTATAAAATTTCATCAATCCTCATTTAGTAAGTTCTAGATAATTATCAAGCAACGTTCCAGTTGGCTCCAAGAGAGTTAGGATTTTATCAGAACTCAACATAAATTCAGTTTCATTTGTAAATTTACTCAACCAAGGAGACAGTTCTCCACTTTCGAGAATTACGTATGGATTAATTAATCTACAATCGGGTTGTCCAATATCTGCTAAAATCTCCTGAACCTCACTTATTAAAATCAACTGATTCGTTAAGATTAGAACCTGTGTGATTGGTTCCGACTCCATCTCCTGCATTTCCTCGTCCATTCATTTTCTCCTTATAAGATTTTTTTACCATTTCTATCGGTTCTACTACCGATACTACCCAATTTATATCCACAAGAATATCAGTATCTATCGATAAAGGCATCCAAGGAGAGAAAGAAACACTATATTCCCTCTCCACTTCCTCTTCAATATTCTCCATTAATACTTGCGGAGTGAGTAATTTTACTCTATATGGATGAGAAAAAATAAAAGATACTATTTTCTCATCACCATTTACAAGTTCTTTTATATCAGCGATAACTTCTTCGCCCGATTTAAGAAGTGCTAGTTTAATTGACATAAGTTTCCCATACCTTCAATAAATTATAGCATAAAAAAAGGGGAGACGCAACTGGTTTTTGCCAGTTATCTCCCCGCAGCAACGATAGTTTAGCTCAATACTATTTAGTTCAGTTGATATACCTTCTTTTTTTGATGCTCTGGAATAACTCTATTTAATTTGACGGTCAGTAGTCCATCGATATAAGAAACATCTTTAACTTCTACATCATCAGAAAGAGTCCAGGTGCGAGTAAATGATCTCTTGGCAAGTCCTTGATGTAAATAATCTTCATCGGCATTATCAGATTTCTTTGCTTCCACTAAAAGTTTATTCCATTCAGTAGTTATTTCAATTTCTTCTCGCTTAAATCCAGCAAGAGCAATTTCCAGTCTAAAAATAATACTATCTTCCTTTATAAGATTATATGGTGGATAGTTGGTATGCGTCTCAAATGCAGCATCGAACCGTTTAAACCATTCATCCATTCCTATACTATTTTTTTGAATATCTAACAAATACTTTGCAGTATTTGGTACTGAAAGTGTGAGTGAACCTGTTCCGAACATAATAGACCTCCTTAAAGCGTCTTAGTAGTGATTGGACCCTTTCGGCATCCACTACTAGTTATAAGAGATTATAAAAAAAGCAGGTGTTGATAACCTGCTGTTTCTTATTCGGTTTCTTCAACCTTTTTCTTTGCACCTATATTATATTTCGTTTCCAACTGCCATTCTCCCTTGTCCTTAAACGCAAGAACCTTAATTTGATTTAATGGAGCAATATCTGTGACTTTTTCTGGATCAACAATTGTAACCAATCCCCAATCCGCTATCAATTGCACAATACGATTACGACGCTGTATATCATTTACAGTTAGATTTGCGTGCTTGCCATCTAATGCAAATAATTCCTTAAAATGAACCAAAAAATAACGACCTTGTTTATGCAAAATATGACAAGATTGGTATATCTTTTTTTCCTTGCGTGATGCAACACCAATTCTAGTTAAAGTTTCTCTAACCTTTAGAAAATCATCTGGTTCATTTAAGATAATTTCGATCAT